GGTAGTTCAAACTGTCCGTTTATTACCAGTCATATCCAAATATGACCTGATAATGAAACCTGCGAACTCATAAACGGCCATCTTTACGAGGGTATGGTTTCGGTGCCGAGGCCTTTACGACGACACCCCAGAGACTTTGCAGGTCTCATTTCGCAGCAGAATAGCACAGATGCTTTGACGCACCGGAGGCACTACCGAGCAAAGCCCGAAGGCGCTTCAGCAACATACTGCTTTCAAACAGATGTTGCGGGCCCCGTTGCCATCGCGGTCCAGACGAATGGAACATTGGGGACAGTTGAATCTCTTAGCAGACCCAAGAGTGTGATGGACATTCGAACAATTGCCACACGTCTTGGAAGTGTATTCCTCGGTGCACACGATCACTCGGCTCCCTAGTTTGTTAGCCATGTGTATCAGTTTCATACGGAAACGATAGTGTGCCAACCGGAGCATCATTCGGACTGCCGTCTTGTTAATCTTACGATTCCATTTCCGCGCCATTTTTTGGGTTTCAAAAGGCGGGATAACAACGGTATCGTATCGAGTGGTTATCTCGCGAGCAATCTTCCAATGCATTTCATCTACGAGGTTTCCTACACGCCGCTCCATACGCAGACGTTTTTGACGACCTCGGCGATCTTTAAATTTCGAAAGTTTATCTATGTATTTCATCAACCTGAAAATCCTGCAAGATGCCTGGTCTCCTAGCTTCTGCGATGTCCCATCGGGGGAATACGTCGTCTGGAACGTACGAACCCCGGGATCCAAAGCGACTATTTGACTCTTCCCAGCCGTCGTAGTTCTTTCTTTATCAAAAGACGATATCAACCACCACTTACCATCTTCGAAACTCACCTGAACGGTGTTTTCGGGGTTGATATTTCCTATATTCTGGACATCAAAGGCAATCAAGTCGTTAGAGAATTGCTTCATTTTCTGGCTATCTGTAAATTTCAGACGCTTACCATCTGGAGTGTCTACAATTTTAACACCCGCATACATTCGCATCGATCTCCCGGATATTTTCAATATTTTGAACTTCACGGTGTTTTTGAACGGCGCCTTAGACATAGCAACCGACGCCTCCCTATAGGCTTCCTTTCGAATATTTGTAGGAAGGAAGCGATACCATTCATTTTTCGGGATGTTTCCAAACGTGGTAACGACTTTATGTCCTTGCCAATGCCATCGCCCCGTGTCCAACATCTTGGTGACCGATACATTATAAACACGTCGATACAAACCGCACCATCGTCTGAGAACTGCATTATCCTGTGGCGATGGGAATATCTCTACTTTCCTCGTTATCATCACTTTTTTTGGCATATCTACGCTTCCCTTAATGTTTGCAAGCGAAGACGGTGGTAATTGCGATGATATCCTCTGCCAATTCGGTTGCTGGTGATGCCTCCACATCTTTATATTGAACCACGAGGTTCGCTCCGTTTGTTCGTAAGATCCATTCGATGAGTTCGAAGCCAAAACGGGCGAGTCGATCTCTGTGGGCAACCACCACTTGTCCGCAACTTCCGAGCATCGCGGATTCCAGAATGGTTTTAAGGCCCTTGCGTTTCCAATTGATGCCACTAGCGACGTCGGCGATGATTTGATATCCTGGGAATTCGGTTCGCATCGCTTCGATTTGGCGGTCGAGGTCGTCCTTTTGCTTTGCGGAACTGACCCTGCAATAGCAATAGTTGATTTTGGTATCATCTGGTTTTTGTGCGACGATTTCGTACCGTCGTTGTCCTCCGGGTGTTGTGTATGAACCGATGACTCCATCGTCCGCCCATTTCCATATGGTCTTGTGGTTGCAATCATAATGTTCTTTGGCGACCCTGAGAGTTGCGAACATCGCATGGATATTAATGTATACAAATCATTGCAAAATCCTCTTTATATACATCACATTGACGATATACATAAATGACAAATACCGGGGGCAAATGACATAAACGGATACAACTGGTAATAAACGGACATAAATCAGGCAACAGCTGCCAGCCTCAATCGTGTTTTTTTCTTTCTTATCAGTAATATCAGGATGTAACTTTCGCACAGCATCCGCACAACATGTGTAATTAACATCATCTTACTAAGAGTGTCGATATGATGATATAATATCGACAAACCATATACAAACCATATACAAACCATATACAAACCATATACAAACCATATACAAACCATATACAAACCATATACGAATATTTAATTTGCGAATGCTAGGCCCCCCATACCGCTGGCTATGCGAAGTACGTTGAAATTCGGCGCGTAAATCTGCACTCTGCCGCTCGGTAGACTGGCGTTCAATGTCACCTGCAATTGTGCGGAATCGAAACGAGTGAAGTTCGATGAACCGTTCGGCTGCTTACTATCGGCATCCTCGAGAGCGAACGAATACATGTAAATCGATTTGCTGGGCACTCGAACATGATGTTCGTAGGGCTGCACGAGACGGAAATAAGCACCCGGGCGAGTCGAGAACCGATCGCTGCCGTTGATGATCAGCTTCACGTCCTGGAACACCTCGGATCCGTTGCCGGTGGGCAAAGGAATCTCGTAATTGAAAATATCATTTCCGGTGACTGGATTAGAGTCGTACGTGCTGGCTGCCTGGTACACGAATACGAGCTCGCGGACGGGATGGTTGAAATTGAGAGTAAATTTGCGATTTTGCGTGCCAGATGGGGCGGACGGAGAGGTCACGGGTTCTGATCCCTGCCATTGCAGCTGAGTCACCAAGTATTCGTGCTGGATTTCCGACATCCTGATACGTTCAGGAGCATCCAGGAACACGTAGTCGCAGTACAGCTTCATGTTGGTTATCGAGAGCGGAATGGCGCCGTTCTTCGAGGTCAAACTCGTGATGGGATAGTTGCATTTCACGCAATTCAGATATGTGTTGATGTCGAAGTTCATCTTCAGCTCGTGATACGGGAGCGCGACCAGTGGCATGTACAGACCAGGGTTACGATTATAGCAGAACTTCATCGGAACGTAATACGTCCCGCCGGCGGCCATGGAGAGATCCCAGTTGTTCTTGTAATACGTTTGATCGTATCGCCCAAGCATCTTGTTGTATCCGGCGAGCTTCTCGGAAGTCTCGGTGAGCTCCGCCCATATGTCCCACCAGTTGGAGTAGTGCTTGTCGATGCGCTGACCGCCCAGCTGGAGCTCGATGGAATTGAATAGCGCGTGGCCGATGCCGTTCACGTAACGTACATTAGAAGTTGGAATGCTCACGTTGGCGATACCGGCATTGCCGACGTTGGCGGTGAAGTTCATGTACGGCCACGTGATGATGTTCGATGACGGGGTCAGCGACGTATCCGTGTAATAAGAACCGTTCACGTTGCTATACGCTGCTATAAGGTTGGAATATATGCCAGCATTGTTAGACTGCCAGTAATTGCCCGATGCGTCCGTGAACACGTTGCTCAATGCCGCCACGTTGGTGCTGTTCACGAGAGTAGAGGAACCGAAAGTGATGGGCGGGGTAGGATTGATGTTGTATCCGAGCAAATTCGGAAGAGTGACTTCGATCCAGATAGGACCCGCCAGGTCACCGTTGCGACTGATAGTCACGGTGGGAAACTTACCGAAATCTGTATCGCCATCGAAAGTTTGTTGGATGCTCTCCATGGCAAAGTTCGTGTATCTCCTGTACACGGATTTGAAGAATGTGATCTGAGGATTTCCGGTGAGATATACGTCCTGAGCGCCGTACAGAACGAGCTGACTTATCGCGCCTGGCATATCTTTACTTATATATCATTTTATTTTTTTAATTTACACGAATACATATGTGGGATAATTCGAGTCGAGTAAATTCTTTGTCACACTCTGTTTTTAAGCTTATCGGCAACAATCTTAATCAAAACTACGTTAGATTTCGTCAGTAACGTCGGGCACTGATGCGACTCCATCATGCGATGCTTTTCGCAGAAAACACCTAAACACTTACACTCGAATCCTAGAATGCCGACCTTCTTCTGACAGACAACGCGTCGATTCATATTTAATTACAATATTATTTAGCGATCGTATGATTATATGTGCGTTTTGTCAATATGATATTCCGTATCGACATTTAATGCCCATTACTTTTTCGTTAGTGGAAATTTTTCGTCGCGGCACTTCCTTATGAATGCTTCGTCCTCATTGGCGCGGGCTGTGTACAGAGGATTACTTCGCTTAAAATATATGGACAAGACGTTGATTCTGCCGATGAGCTTATTAAAACCGTCGCGACTCTTTCGGTCCGCCATCGCTTTCCGGAGCGCCGCCCTCCGAGTATCTCTCGTATCGGATACATGATATCCATAACGCTCCAAAGATCCTTCGTGTTTTAGTTCTATTTTTACAGGTTTGGGCGCCATATACTATGTCATATATATTAATCACAATCTCACGCGACTCCTCCTCGGTTTTATAAGGACCTTTCCTATTTTATTCCCGGCGTCCTTCTTGAGCAATTGAATTGCGTTGGACTCCAGTTTCTGCGCTTCCCGTTTTTCTATTTGAGCACGGTTCAGAGTTTTTAGCGTGTTTTGGGGCGTCGGTTCTCTTCCCGCGAGCTGAATCATCTTGCGATACTTCTTTTCATGCTCCTTCGCAAGAGTCATCAATTTCTTTGCTTCTTTCTTATATTCACTCGGCATTAATATATACCAATACTTTTTTTACATCTTAACAGGCCATTTGTAAAACAAGGGCTTCATGGCAATCTTTTCGGCGATGCGCTCCCGGATGATCGTCAGTGCTCGATCGTCCGGCGCGTAGTCTCCGTTCCAAGCAGGATCAGACATGATATCTTCGGGATCAAACTCTGCATATATATTGATATTGTAGCCGTTACATCAAAGCTGCAGGTCTTTTAAGATCTCTTGCGAGACCTCCAAATTCCAACAGTCTAAGCATCCTTAAGAACCTTACGATTCCTCAGGATGGCCGTAACTAGCCAAAGGGTTTCAAAGGCCTCTTGAGCCCGGTCTCCACCCCTGTTTTGTTGACCTATGAGATTCGTGCCAAAGTCGCGTTCCACAAATGTGGCAATGGCTCTCATA